ACCCCCGCCTTTAATGGCAAAACCTACGTTGGGAAAGAGAGATTTATCTCTTGATATGCCACAAGATCCTAGACCAGTTAGAGTATCTCAACCAGTCCAAGTTCAAGTGGTGCCACAACAACCAGAACCAGCTCCAGAGCCAGTTTTAGTGAAAGTGGAAGTACCAGCACAAACACCTACTCAACAAGTACAGCAAACACGATCAGTTCAATTTGTGGAAGAAGAAGAGGAGAAGCAAGACCTACCATCGCTCACCGTCGTTCCTTCGGGAAACGAGGAGAGCTTGACAGCGCAGGGCCAAGCATCCTCCTCACACTGCGCGAATTCGGACAGTACCAGTTCGTTGAATCCAACATCGTCGGACGTGGGATCGGAATCACAGAGTGTGGCCACGGCTACGCTATCCAAATCCGCCCGCCAAAGGCTAAAGGAGAAACAGCGGCGCTTAGCAGCGCAGCAACTGGCTCAGTGTGTACAGCTTATCTCACAGTACAATCTGCTTCTATCGGACCAGGATTCATCCCCTCAGGGGGAGAGCCAATCCCGGAGCTAAGGAAGTTTGAATGGCCCCCACGGGGAGGAGAAGCGGAGGAGAGGAGTTTGAGGTTGCAGGGAGAGTTGTATATACAGGGACAAGAGCCCGATGAAGAACAGTTGTATGAAGCTACACAAAAGATATTAAGAAATTATCCTCACACGGATACACCTTCTTGGTATTCTGGAACTGTAAGCAAGATTACTCCATATGTTCTTTCTCAATTAATGGACACGGTTAAACGTGATAGCTCACCAGGGCTTCCATTACATGCTCTAGCACCCACCAAGGGAGAGATTGTCGATAAGCACAAGGAGCTTGTTATACAAGCTGTTTTAGCCCGTATTGATTTACTGACTAGTGTTGATATTCTCCCCGAGGATCCAGTCGATTTGGTTAAGAGAGGGTTTGTCGATCCAGTTCGCATTTTTGTGAAGGATGAACCCCACTCGCTAAATAAAATTAGGCAAGGTCGGTATAGACTCATAGCTAGTGTTTCCATAGTAGATGAACTGATTGAAAAATCAATGTTTACTGAACAAAATAGTTGTGAGATTGATAACTGGTTGACATGCCCGTCTAAACCAGGAATAGGATTGTCATTAGATGATCAAACCGATCAATTTTGGGACTCAGTCGAACCAACCCTTAGTGATGAAGCAGAGGGTGACGTTACCGCATGGGATTTCTCTATGAAGGAATGGATGCTTAAGTTTGATGTAGAAGCACGTTTGAAGTTGGCTCACGCCTCTCCAGATAGTGTTTTTGCCAAACTCATGCGCAACCAGACCCATTGTTTTGCTCGTTCTGTTTTCATTAATAGTTCGGGTAAAATGTTCAAGCAGAGTATTCCTGGTATTATGAAATCAGGTTCTTATCGTACTTCGTCAACCAACTCTCGTTGTAGAGTAGGAGTGTCGTATATGATTGGATCAGAAAGATGTATAGCCATGGGTGACGACTCGGTCGAACAGTATGTCCCAGATGCCATAACTCGCTATGAAGCAATTGGAGTTAACCTTAAGATGTACAAACAGTGTCAGGACTCGTTTGAGTTTTGTTCACATTTGTTTTCTAAAGGAAAGTCCATACCGCTTAATTGGGATAAGGGTCTTTATAGACTCTTGTCAAATGAGCTAACAGAATCCAACCGAAAGGCGATTTTGGAATTAGTTCGACAATTTTTAGATGAGTATAGGCATTCGCCTGAATTAGACCGGTGTAAGGATGTGATCGCCCGAGTATGGCCGGGACTCGGTAAATTTTAGTAATAAAATGGCGAAAAATAACAAAACAAACAAACAAACTAACAAACTCAAGTCTAACAAGCCTGCCACTTGGCGGGGCAAGGGGGATTATTCCCCCGAAGTTTTAGACATTATTAATCCAATCAAACGACTTGAAGGGAAAATTGACCACCTCGAAAGGGGACTTATTGGTTCCAAACCAACTGCTTCTTCGGCAGCTGCTACCATCGGTAGAACGCTGGGGAATTTTGTAAACCAGGGTGACCTGGGCAGTATGGCTGGATCCCAATTGGCCAAATATTTCGGGATGGGTGATTATAAGGTTAAAGGCAACTCTCTAGTTGGGACTGGCTCCGTTGGAGCTAAGTTTTCTGACGACGGGAGGAGAGGCACGCGAATCATTGAGCGTGAATATATCGGAGATATATTCTCAGGTGTTCTCTCCGGCTCTTCTACCATCTTCACCAACACATCCTTCAACATCAATCCTTCAAATCCAAACATGTTTCCTTGGCTCTCACGTGTAGCTCCGCTATATGATCAATGGGAACCACATGGAATCATTTTGGAGTTCGTTTCAACATCTTCCGAATACAACGGGGCATCACAAGCTCTTGGTGCAGTAGTTATGGCAACAGACTACGACCCCTATGATTTGGAATTTCCAAACAAGCAGGTGATGGAAAATGCAGATTACTCTTGCACTACCAAACCATCACAATCGCTAATTCATGGATTGGAATGTGATCCCAGAGAGAGACCCAATAAGATACTCTACACAAGCACTTCTAATGGGGCGCCACAGACAGCTACCAGTCTTGGTAACTTTCAAGTAGCAACCCAAGGATGCTCAGTTGCAGGAGTAACTCTTGGAGAACTCTGGGTCACCTATGATATAACCTTTTATAAGAAGCAACTAGTCGAAGTAGTTGGAAATAGCCTTCCTTATTTATATGCCGAAGGTACCGCTCTCAACGGTACTGGCTATCTATCTGGACAGGTAGTTTACAAACAGAAGACTCTTTCTCTATATCAGAATATTGGCGTAGGCTCACAAATCAAATTCAATAATTCCGAGCCAACATCTTATTTGGTTACAGTATATTACACTGGTAACAACGCTACGGACACAGCTGCTATGGCTACTGTCGCCGTAGTTGGTGGAACCATTACTGTTAATAACTTTGTACCGGGATTAACGGCTGGGGCATCTTGGACGTGGCACATCGCTGCTACTAGTCCGAATGCCTACATGACGTTTCCTCTCAACACTACAAGTACTCGGGTTTGGACACTTAATGCTACTCTTGTTAAT